ATCGAAGATAGCAGGTAAACTTTTAAATAATTCATTTGTAATGTTAATTGACATTTGATGTATTAATCTAGCTGTTTCATCTTTAACGACTTCACCTGTTTCGTGTGATTTTACATTATGAGCAAAAAACAATACCCAACAAAATAAACTTAACGCTAGTATACCATATAATTTCTTCATTGTCAACCCCTAATAATATTTAACATTTAACATCATAGCATATAACTTATGAAACCAGATATACTTCATATCTTCTGGTGCGTTTTCATATGCATATTCAAGTTTTGAAACTCTTTCCCAAAATAAATTATAATTCATATTTTCCCTCTATGTTGTATTTGATTACTTTTTTTACTAATTCAGTATATGATTTTTTTGTAGCATATTGTTCTAATGTATCAACTAAAGCATAAACGTCAGCATTTTGATTTCTTAACTCTCTAAATTTTTCATAAGCAAATACTGTGTTTAATATTCTAACATAATCTTTTACACTATCACATTTTTTGTCATAAACTTTTACACCCCAACCAATCCATTTGTTTTGATCCCATGTAACAGGTAATAACCATTCACTATCTTTATTGAATGTGCGAATACCAAATAGATTATTACCTTCATTGGCAAATCTACTTGAACCCCAACCTGTCTCTAATGCTGATTGAGCGATTAGTATTTCTTTTGGTATGTGTTGTGATGTTGGTAAGTCTTTGTAGATATAATCTACACAAGCATTTAGACTTGAAACAAATGTATCTTTATTTGTCGTATCAATAATTGGTTCTAAATCTACCATTGATACTTTTTCAACTGGCACTTTGATTATGATTTCAAGTGGTACAGAAACCACTTGGGTATCTTTGTGTTTTATTTCTGTGAACGCAATCAAATAACAACCGGCGATTGCAATTAGAGATAATATTATTTTCATAGATAACCTCATGTTTTATTTAGGCGTTTGCATAGAGATAAGATTCTATCTCATCCCACGCTTCTTGTTCACTATCATGCCAAGAGAAACCTACAAAAGACCAATCTACTTGTAATGTCTTAGCATATTCTAAAACACTAGAAACGGATTCGCCATTTTTGACTTTTGTTTCTAATTCATCTAAGGCTTTTTCTGCCTCGTCCCATAACCAATTTTTAATTTTACTCATAATGTATATCCTTTCTATTAATATTTGTTGTAAAGTGAGAAATTTGAAGCATAGTTCATATGCATATAAGAAGGGTCTCGTCTATAATTAGACGTTGAAGCACCTCTATATCTAATTCTAATAGGTAATTTAAATTTTGAAATAATTTCTTTGACAATTTTTAGATACTTAATGTCAATTTTTTTAGCAAGTGAAACTTCACTATCTTTAGGGAAGTAAAATGGGATTTGTTGTTCGTATAACGTCTTAAATAGTTTTTCTTTATAGTTCATAATGTATCCTTTCGATTTCATAAGACTATAATACACCAATTAGGGGTAAAAGTCAAGGGAAAAACCAAAAAAAATCAAGAAATAAACCCTTGAAAAACAAGGGTTTTTTAAAAAAATAGGGGGGTGCGACAGGATGTCGCAGGTAATTTATGCGTTTTTTCGCATAAAATCGTCATTCCAATTAAATGCCTCTTTAATTAGATTGCCGGTTAACCCCTTATAGTGTTTGTTTAGTTCACCATCTTTTGCCCATATTAGTAAATCTGCTTCTTCTTTACATAGACCTTCTAGCATTTGTATAAACATGTTATCTCTTTTCATTTGTGATAACTGCGGGTTACCGCCTTTTAGAAAATGAAACATTCTCTTTACTTCTTGTTTTAACCAAGTATGTTCTGTGCCTATTGGTGCTTCATTTGGTTTATATGGTGGTGTGCCTTCTGGCATTAACCATTCTAGTTTTTCATCAAAAGCACCTTTTAAAAACATTCTTAATTCATTTGTATCATATTTTCTTAATACTTCAATCTTCTTGGGTTTATCTTTTGCATTATTTACTTTTGTTAGTATTTCATGAAATGATAAATTATATGTTGCGTCATTAACTGCCATTTTAAAACTCCTCTATTTTTCCTATCAATTCTTTCAAGTCATATTGTATCATGTAAGGCAAAATTTTACTGCGACTTGTTACAGTAGCCTTTTCATACTCTTTATATATATCTGCTTGAATATCGTCAGGTATATAATCAAAGTCTATTAGTCTTTGGTTTCGTTGAAAATTTCTATAATGGTATTCATTACAAAAATCTTGTGGATCATTACCTCTCATTAGGCTATCAATCCATCCTGCTAGTTTTTTCTTAGAAACAGGTTTCTGCTTTATTTTATTGACAAATGTGTCATCTGGTGATAAAAAGTTTGGTACACCATCTGAGGTATCACCTCTTAGTATATGTTCGTAAATATATTCTTGTGGACTATCTGTTTCAATATATTTTTTTTGTATAGGTGAATATTGAAATACATCAGGATATTTTTGTAGTTGTTGAAAATCTTTATCACCTGAAATAATCAAAATCTTTTTACCATGGTTCTTTTTACATATAACCGCAATGATATCATCTGCTTCGACTTTATCTAACTGCACAACCTTATATGGAAAGTTATCTCGTATTTCTTCTTTGATCGTATGAATTAAACCAAATACACTTTCCCAATCTTTATCATCATTGTTTCTACCTTCTCTACGTTTCGCTTTGTATTGCTCGAAGATATCTCTACGCCATGGATCTGGTCCATCAACACATATAACAATCTCTCCAGGATACTCACTTTTAAATCTGTGTATGTAACCTCTGATAGAATTAAGTATCATGTGCCTAACCATAGGTACAGATAAAACATTTTTATCCTTACTCATGGCAAGTTGTACAGCGATGTTGGAAATAGCTACTTGGGAATAATCAATTAGTATCATTAAAATCAATATCACTTTCAAATTCTATAACATTTTCTGGTTCAGGTTCTGGCACCTTTTCAATTTTTGTACCAGAGTAATTAACAACAGAGTATTTTCTACCCTTTACTTGTTCAATATACATCATTTTATTTGTAATATCATGGAATGGATGTTTTAAATCATATTCACGATAGATCATAGCACGGAATGCTTCTAAAAATATTCCTACATCTAAAAATGTTTTTGTTCCATTTTTTGAACCAATCTCTAAACCTTCTGATTGTAAAGATGATATAATTTGTATAACCATATCATCTGCTAATGAATCAGCAAATTTTTTAGATTGATGATCTGCAATAGATTTTTTTGATTTCGTTTTCGAAACAGGAACCTCTCTGCCATCTGGAAACGATAAAACTTTAGCCATGTATTATTTCGCCTTTAAAGTTCAATTTACCTTCATTGATAAAAAGTTCTCGTAAGTCTGTGTATCCACCAATGAGTGTATCGTTTCTCATTATTTGTGGCATTGAACGGACTTGTTTTCCTATCATTTCAAACATTTGCTCAATGGTGACTTCGTATTCTCCATCACCACCAGACATACCTGAAGATAGTTTATATTCCTCATACGGAATATTTAATCTGTCCAACAATGCCTTAGACTTCGTGCAATATACACAGTTAGGCTTTGTAAAGACTTTGTACATATTATAGTATCTCCTCTTCAAATTCCTCAATGGACTTATCCATTGTCTCTTTACTATTTATACTATGTTGTAATGCGATTTCTTGTTGTATCATATCATACAATTTATTCGCTTCACCCATAGGTAATTTTAAACCAATATAAACTCTATATTCGCCTAGGGATGTAATAGTGACAACAGTTTGCCAGTTCTCATAACCTTGAACCTTAGTGTTCTTAATTATGTTAATAGTGGTAATCTCTGTTTTAGATACTGCTGTTTTATTACCTGTACCTATTTCTGCATTACCAATCTCTGTTCTATGTAATGATGATTTCTCATTCATTTCACCATGCATAATATCAGCAATTTCTGCCTTAGCAATTAAGGTTGCTTTTTCTTTTGCAAGTTGTAGATCAGGACTAGTTGATGTTCCTGCACCATAGATAAAGTTTTTATCTTTTTTCTTATTAGGATATTCCAAATACCAATCTGGTACAACCTCTGTAAGATTACTTCCATTAGATTTTTCTGTTTTTATCTTTGTTGTATTGCTACACGAAATAGCAAATAAAGATAATAGTAATAGTAATATTATATTTTTCATATATCATTCACCTCCTTAAATTGATTTAATATATTCATAGCGCCATCCCATAGGGTAAACACTACTTCAGGCCCATAGACACTTACAACAATATAACCAATCGCAAGACCTAATATAAATTTAATCATGGGTACCTCCAAGTTCCGTCTTTATTTAAACAAACCTTTTTTGGTAGTTTAAATATATTTTCACCTTTTACATAACGACAATATTCTTGTTCAGATACGCCGGCATAATAAAATTCAGCAAACAGTTCCCAATAACTAGGACCTACATTGCCGTCTCTACACACCATTTTTGTTTCGACTAATGTTTCACCATCAGGTGTATAAATCTTTTGTATAACACATTCACTTTCCATAGTATGACCATGTGCTTTGTTTACCACACTATAAACACATATTATAGTAATAACAATCGCAAATAAAAATGCATAATTTAGTGGTCTCATAAAACTCTTTCAATTACTTGCCAACGACCATCAGGTAATTGACACGCCTTTCCAAATTCTGTACTTCTATCTAAACTACCTATTCCATTCATAGGCCAAGTGTCTTGAATAGATACAGTTGATGTATAGTCAACACATTTAAAATGGTTCTCTATATATGATCTCGTAACTTTTATATCACCATGATTACCTGTTTTAGGATTATGCCATAACAAATAAGTTGATTTACCAGAAGGCATATTGTTTAAATGATCTACAAACATTTGACTATGCACAGTTCTATCACTCATACTTGAGCATGAGAATATGAAAGGTAATAGTAGTAAACTATATAAGTGCTTCAAGTTCTTCCTTTGTTAATGGTTTATCGTCCATAGTAGTCACTACTTCGGTGCCACCATCAGATAATATATTCTCGTCTTTGTCTTTTTCAATTTTGTAAACAGGCCAAGACTTTGTGCCTTCATGACATTGTGCAAGATTTTCCCACTTGATGTCGTATGGTAAATTAAGTTGTTCCATTTCTCTTAGAAATTTTGCTTTTTGTTTACCTGTCTTGTAAGAATTTAATTCTTTTGTAATGTCTTCAATTGATAAACTGTTTTCTAATATTGTTTGTTTTCTAGTTTTTTTCATAATGTATTATCTCCCTATGTCTTTGATTGATGATCTTGGTATTACTTGATACGCCCCCTTATTATAAGCAGGTGCAACAGTAAACTTTTTACTTTCTTCTAGGCGCCAGTTGTGATTTGGTTTAGTACCACCTGACTTCTGGCGAGGACGATGGGATTCGAACCCACGACCTCCTGCGTGACAGGCAGGCGTTCTAACCGGCTGAACTACGCCCTCATTTCTTTGGTCATACCAATTAGGAATAACCTTGAAATTCTTTTTACTTATCTTTCTATCTGGATCAATGCCCAAAGATTGAAGATATTTTCTCTGTTCTAGTTTGGCTTTAATCAAACTATCTGTTTGAGGTAATCTGTTTCTCTTTTTCTTCTTAAATGATGTATAAAATATTGCCATGTTTCTATATACTATCAGGAATTGATCTGATTGTCAAGGGTTAAATTGGTCAAGTTTGTCGCACCTTTTTGTTGATTTTTATAATCGTGTTGTACCATAAACTCACAATCTTGCCCATAGTTGTAAAAATAATCTTTGTCTTCATCTACATAACCAGGTATATAACTATCTGGATACATGTCTTTGTATGTTTTTAAATAGTCTTCATCATCT